ACAAAAAAGAATACTGAGATATATGAATTGCGTAACGAGATTTCTCAACTCAATCAAGAGAATTCTCAACTTAAGCGACAATTAATTGATATGACAAATGCTTGGAAATCCGTTAGATCAATGTTGAATGCTTTGGAGAACCCAAATGATTCCAGAAGAAGAAATAACAATACGAATCAACAAGAAAAATTGGAAGATTAAAATTGTAAAATCAACAGAACTCTCCTCAACAACCTGTGGGGAATGTGATGATCCCAAATATGCTAAACCAGAGATTTGGGTTAAGAGAAGTCTCAAACCAATTGATCTTATGGATACAGTAATACATGAAGTGCTTCATGCTATTCGTCCAGAGTTATCTGAAGAAGCAGTTCTGGAAACAGGAACTACTATAGCAAAAGCATTGTGGAAGCTAAACTACCGCAAGCAGCCTAAAGAGTGAGCTAATAGCTCACTCTTATTTTTTTGGTCTGAACTTTTAAGAACTTTAAAAAACTTTAAATACATCGTCCCAAGGGATTGACTTCCTTGCCAGACTTGTTATAATATACACAGTTAACCGAACAACAAGTGACTCAGGTAGTTCGGATGGTTCACGAGTCAAAGACAAGCAAAGGATTTTATCGTTATGGCAAATACCAACACCCTCTCCAAAAAGCGTCAAGTCATCAATCATCTCTCTCGCGGCTGGGGTATCGACTCACGCGAAGCAAAGACCAAGTACGGAGTGCAGAACCTCCGCGCTACCATGAGCGACATTCGTGAGCAGGTCGAGCAGTACGGCAACTGGGAGATTGAGTCTGTTGAGAACGGTAGCACCACTCGCTACTTCATGCGTGATACCCACCCAGGTAGTCGTACCTACGGGTTCCGTAAGGACGGTTCGCGCTTCATGATCAGCAACGGCTGATCCCACAACTTAATATCCGCGAAGGTGTAGCAGAAATGCTACACCTTTGTTTTTATGACAGACTCTGATACAATCTTAAATTTCGCCTATCCTCTATGTCTTGAAATCAAGAGACAGAAGAAGCATCTATCTCTCATCTTTCACAAGAAGAAACTACTCTCTATTGGAAGGAATTGCTTCAAGACACATCCAGAAGCAAAAAAGATTGGATATCCATATGAAGAGATGCATTCTGAATTAGATGCTTATCAGAAACTTCCAAAGAAATATCGTGGGTTGAAATTGATTCTTGTGAATGTGCGATTCAATCGGTTTCGTCAACTTCGTATGTCGCGTCCGTGTGACCTTTGTACGCCTTGGTGTCGTGAAGTGTTTGATTCTATATACTATACAGACAATGAAGGCATTCAAAGAATGGAATAACTCATGAAAACTTTTAAAACATTTATAAATGAAGAACACGAATCTCCTATAATGCTTAGAGATGATGGACATTATGATGTTCATGGTATTACTAAGGAACACATTAAATGGTTGTCAACCGTACCCGAAGTATTAGCAGCAAAAGGTCCAGTGACTTTACAGATACCCCAGCATCTTTCACCTGTACCAAACTCATTGATTGGCCCTTCCACGGGACATCCCGCAGTTGAAGAAAGCCAAGTTCATTATGCAAATAGAGGTGGTGGAAGACCATATGACTCTCGTATGATTCATGGAGAAGCAACTCCTTCCAGAATGCTTACAGTAATCGCCAGACCCCACAAAGATACTGGCAAGCCTTTTTTGATTACAGCTTTTGGCGGAACTCTTTCACCAAAGGAAGTAGATGATCCAACGCATACTCCAGAATCAAAATTAGAAGCACAAAAATTTTGGGCAGACCATGCCCTTCTGACTGGATCTGAAAAGGGTAACCCATGAAATATGTACTAAAAGAAACAAAAGAAACTTGCGTGATCGTTGAAACCTTTACTGATTTATTTGGCGATGAAATGTGTAAGATTCAGACTGAGTCTGGTCAACTCATGGATGTTGCCAAAGAAGATCTTTTTCATTTTTTACAGGAGTGATTATGCCCTACAGACTACACATTGACATTCCACTCAACATGAGTGAGGATGAAGCACGAACCGCCTCCATGCAAATCCTAGGACTTCTCGCTGAAGAAGATACTCAAGCAATCATTCTTAATGCCATTGGTGTTGAGGAGATCAATTATCGTCTTGGTCACGATGATGATCGTCAGAAGAGTAACTATATGCACAAGAATGACAATGGGCATGTGAATAATAAGAAGTCAAAGATTGTTGTTCCAAAGGTCTTGACAGACGATTCAAATCTGGTATAATATGTTTAACGCGCCACGGGAGGTCTTGGTTATCTCAGCTCGACTTATAATCGAGTAAGACTTGGTTCGAATCCAAGGTGGCGTATTGTGATGAGTATGATTAAACCTTTTACAACAGGAGTGAACAATGAATACATTTTCAGTAAACGATGTGTTTGGATATGTGGGTGTTGTAGCAATCGGTGTGGCAGGATATGCGTGGTTTGACGGCAATTATAACTTTGCACTTGCAAGTGTTTCTGTTGGTGCATTTGCTTTCTATGCGACTATGGCAAACTTGAAGGAAGGGTTGGCAGAAAGCCAGCGTCAAGATCAAGATGATTCTCGTCAGCGTGAAACAGACGATATTCGTAATGAACTCAACAAGTTGCGTAATCACATTGATAGCCGTGTGAAACAGACAACTTTTGATGAATGTATCCGTGAAATACATCAAGATCGAGAAAATCGTCAGCGTGATCAATCCGATGAATTTGGTCGGTTGTACCGACATATTGAAACAGAAATCAATGGTGTGAGTATGAAGCGTAGCAAGTAATCCAGAGCGTTACTGGAACGGCGTATTGACGGCCCTGTCGTCTAGTCTGGTTAGGACTCAACCCTTTCAAGGTTGCTACGAGGATTCGAATTCCTCCAGGGTCATTGTTATTTGGATGATTACCCAAGCAGCAACGGGGGCAGATTGTAAATCTGCTGTTTTAAACTTCGTAGGTGCAAGTCCTTCATCATCCATTCTCTGATAGCTCAGTTGGTAGAGCTGCGAGCTGTTAACTCGCATGTCACTGGTTCGAGTCCAGTTCAGAGAGTTCGCCACTTTAGCTCAGCGGTAGAGCAGTAGTTTTGTAAACTACTGGTCATCGGTTCAAATCCGATAAGTGGCTTAACGGGGTGTAGCACAGCTTGGTAGTGCGCTTGCTTTGGGAGCAAGAAGTCGTTGGTTCAAATCCAGTCACCCCGATTGGAGTATATTATGACATTACCTGATGAAATGTTCACATCTTTACGCGCAGCAAGATCCTTTATGCTGGATTTGCTTGATCCCTCTGTATACCCAAAACTGCCAAAACAGGTTCGTATTGCAGCTCAAGCTCGTCTGAAGCATTTTCCAAATGAATATGATATTAAGCAATTGGAAGAAATGTTCAACAATTCACACCAAGACAAGAATATCATTATTGGTGAAACTAATAAGCAACTTCAAAAAGTTGCCAACGAAATTCTCATAGCACAGTCAACCCTAAGTAAGTTGACGGGTGCGTTACAAAACTTCATAAATCACAAGGAAAAAAATAATGAATGATCTACAACCAATTGGTAAGACTGTCATACTTGAACGAGATTTTGGTGGACGAAAGACAACCGACGCAGGAATCATCTACGATGATAAAGTGACTACCAAAATGGTTTGGTCTAAAGTTGTTGCTGTCGGTAATGCCATCACAGAAGACATCAAAGTCGGTGATCGCATTTTATGGGATATCACCAAGATTAAAGGAATCCATAATGGATATGATGTAGTACATCAAGATTCTCTTTATATGGTTTCTAGGGATTGACATTATACCTAAATATGATATAATGGAGTCTCAAGTATGCCAAAAGAAATCAATAGATCCGAATTAGTCTTTATTCAAGTAACCAGAGATGGTCGTTGTATTGACATGCTTTTGCCTATGAAAGAGATAGAAAAAGCAACATCAAGAGCAATTGATCCTAAGAATAAGGACTTGATTCCTGATACATGTTGCACATGTTGGCCTATTGAAAAACCCCCAAGTTGTACATTTTGGGATCGTCTATTGTTAAAGTGTCCGAAATAACCAAGGAGTATATCATGAGCGTGAAGATTGTTCGTTTGACTAGCGGAGAAGAAATTATTTCAAATATTACCGATAACGGAGAGACTATTACTCTCAAGGATGCATCGGTACTGATCCCATCACCAGAAGGTAAGCTGCTTCTAGCACGATGGTTGCCATACGCAGATACCAAGGAAGGCATTACGCTGGAGAAGCGTCATCTCGTCTTTACCATTGATCCTCAGAAGGAACTTGCCGATCATTACACAAATGTTGTAGTTAACGGACTTGTAATTCCTGGTAAGAAGATTATTGATCCTCTTGCAGGATCGGGTCTTAGACTTACAGTCTAAAGCTTGACAAGTAGTGGTTCTTATGGTATAATAGGAACATATTCCTGTAACTCAGTTGGATAGAGTAACTGATTTCTAATCCGTTTGTCGGAGGTTCGAGTCCTCCCAGGAATGTTTATTATGAACAAACACAATACATTAATTCATAGAGTTTCAAATCAACTCTTGTGGGAACTCAGGATCAGAGGCAATAAATGGGAGTGGTATCCATCTCACCATCGTGCGGTGAACAATTATTATTATTTCAAATTGAAAGGAAATAAAATCATGAAGAATCGTAGTGTTATTATCGGACTTGCATTTGTAGGACTCGCAACGCAAGTATTCCCTCTAATTTGTGCAGGTGCGCTCAAGCAGAATTACATTGAGGCATTCAATGCTGCTTCAGTTATCACTCTCTTCTGTGCATTCATTCTCAGTATGTGGTCACAACCATGCACAAAGGATAAGGATTATGAGCGCGATGCAATTCGTCGTGACTTTGATGCAGTCTATCGTCACATTGACGATAGTGCGCGTGATCTTCGTGATGATATTCGCGATTCTGAGTCTAACAAGTGCTGCAAGATGCCTTGTGGAAAGAAGTGATTCTATAAATATGGGTACATGCTAAAAGCAACATATACTTACTCATTCATTGAGTTAAGTGGTAATCCCAAAAGATTTATAGAATCAAAACTTGAGTGTTCAATCAAGGGTTACGGTGTCTCAACAGATGCCGTAACCCTTTGTGTTTTATATGAATCTATAGATGCTTTTAATACTATCAACAAAACAATGCTGGATAAGTTTAAACTTACTCCAATTAATATTAAGATGATTTAGAATGGTCTTCCGTAGAAACTATTCGTTATGTTGCCGCTTTTATTGATTACACCAGAAATTTTTGACGACATATTCATTGAAGCAGCAATTGCGCCTGTTGTTTGTACAAGAGTGTCATTGAAACTTCTTTGTGTTGCGGTATCTGTTTCAGGTGTGGCGCAGAATCTATTCAAAGTTATTTCTGACACAATTCCCCGTGATGGACTTGATCTAAATCTACATTGGGATATTGTGTGATTATCAGCGCAAGATATAACTACACCATTAAAATATTGAACACACGCTCCAGTTATTGTTTCTGTCACATTTGGTGGAGCAACAAATGGATCAATCACAGGAAGATATATGTCTATCTTTGTCTTTGAATTTGTAAGATCTACAGGGTCTAGATCTTTGTCTACAACAATATATTCATTTCCATCTGAATCTGTATTGATGTCCAACACTTTAACTTGTGATGAAACATCTGTTATCTTGATATAATCTCCAGCTCTAATACCAAGATAATTAAATGAATTCTTTGTGTTTTTACCAAGTTTATTTTTAATTATTGTTTTTATTTCTATTGGAGTGGATAATGTCTTTGCAATAATGTATGGAATTTCATCAAATCTGGTTTTATCATATCTGTTTATTGTAGGGGATAATGATTCCACTGATGTTACATCTGCTTCAATTATTCCATTGTAATAACTGCGAAATACATAATCGCCGCCAAGATCGGCTGTTGAATTTGAATTCGTATCAGTGTATGTGCCATTGAATAAAGTCAATCCAGTACCAGTTTGAATCTGAGAAAAATACTCCTCAATTTTTGTCGGTATATCTGGATTTGTCTGATTTGAATAATCAATCAAACATTTTGTATTATTTGAATAATATACAATTGATGGAGTGGAAACTATTCCCCGATTAATGGATGCTGTATCTTGCTTTGATTTCTCAATGACCAAACCATAAAGAACACCTTCACGAACAAAGACTAATTTCTCTTTGTTATTTTGTTTTGCTGAAGTAGTTGTTGATCTATATGATCTCATTAGGTTCCGATATAAACGAGTGTAGCAGTTCCAGTAGCAGTTCTAGCAAACAATGATCCCAGAGTAGAGACTTCAAGATAAATTGATTCACCTGGACTTAAGATATAACCAGTTGTAGATGATACGGTTACTGAACTTCCAATGTAGACATCGACAGAATTGTTATTAGGTGATTTCACAGTAACGCCAGTTCTAAGACTATTGGTTCCCATGATTGCTGGAGATGTAGTTATAGACTTCTGACCGTGTACAATCTTGCTTGGTCTGTTGATTGAATTTACTACAACCTTAGCACCATTTCCAGAGGAGTTTATCAGATTTAATATATCAAGAGCATATCCAGCATTTGTGGCAACAGCACCGATATTTGTCTTCAATGAATCTATTTCTGCAATTAGATCATCGTCATTGATTGATACAGTGCCAGATATTCCAACGGGAACAGCTGTAAATGCTCCAATTTCTACAGCACCCCCAGCAAGACTACCTTTGATTGTCAGAGGATTTCCTGTACCAGTGAATCCTTGTATTTGTAGTGGACCTTCAGAATTTGTTACACCCGTTGTTGCAGATACTGTAACACTGAAGGTGAATCCTGAATTTACTACAGCAACCTTTAGGGCATCTCCAGACATTCCTATTGCCGAATTTCCAGAGTAAATGTTTGTGTGAATCCATGTAGATCCAGCTGGACCAAATACAGATATTGAATTGGTTCCTGCTGCCAAAGCAAGACCACCACTTATACCAACATTTCCAAAAACACTGATGCTGTCGGTTGTGGAAGATAGTCTTCTACCACCAGTTACGGCAATTGCTGTTGCACCACTGATACCATATATTGAAACTTGATTTATAATACTGACAACACCAGTAACACCAACTGCAACACCATTAGCGACACCCTGGATTGAACCTGTAATTGCTACTGGGGCATCTGTGGTGAAGGTTGAACCTCTAATTATAAGTGGTATTGTTGGATTTGTTCTAACAAAGAAATCTCCAGTTCCAGTTATTGTTCCACTGATTGGAAGTGTTGAACCAGTTATGCCATAAATCTGAATTGGCATTGGGTAGGCTTCGGAAACACGATATGTGTTACTAGCATCGCCCCAAGTTAATTTGGAAATTTGAGCATGTGATGAAGTAAATCCATCTCCACTTGTACCGTAGTCGGTGGCAATTACTGCTGTACCAGTAGCAATTGTTATTTCAATGTTGTCTGCGGAATACCCTGATGGAGTTGGCATATCTAAATCCTTTTATAATTATATATACTAACGCTTGACTATTATTTTTTATAGGATATACTAATCAACATGATATTCAAAGTAACCAAAGAAGATTTCTCAAAACGAATTGAGAATTATGTACTAGAAACAAATTCTTCATATATTGATGCGGTTGTTCATTATTTTGAAGAATATTGTTACGACTTTTCCCTTGCTCCAAAACTTTTAACTCAACCGTTATTGGAAAAGTTAGAGCAGGAAGGAAGAGAATTAAACCTTTTACCAAAGGTTAAAAACAAACTACCCTTTGCTTGACATTGGGTATATTTATGGTATAATACAGAAGTGGGGAGTTCCCACCTAGTAATTTAGTCCAAGGTAGATCCTTGGGGAAAGTTAGGTTATATGGGTTATCTAGACGATCTTAAGAAGAAGTCATTATCTGGCCAGGGCATTCAGGATCTCATCAAGAAGATGGAAGATCAAACCAAGTCCAAAGATAGTTACAAGGATGATCGCCTTTGGCGACCAGAACAGGATAAATCTGGTAACGGATTTGCAATTATTCGTTTTCTTCCACCTGTTAAAGGAGAGGAAACATCCTTTGGTTGTGTGCAGATCTACAACCATGCATTTCAAGGACCAGGTGGATGGTACATTGAGAATTCTCTGACAACCATCGGTCAGAAAGATCCAGTTGGTGAACTGAATAATAAACTTTGGAACTCAGGTCTTGAGTCGGATAAGGATCTTGCGCGTATTCGCAAGCGCAAGTTGACTTATATCTCAAATGTTTATATTGTATCGGATCCAACAAATCCTCAGAATGAGGGTAAGGTGTTTCTATACAAGTATGGTGTCAAGATTTATGAAAAGATTAAGGAAGCGGTGAAACCTGAATTTAAGGATGAACCAGAACTAGATGTTTTTGATTTATGGAAGGGTGCAAACTTCCGAATCAAGATCCGTAAGGTTGGTGGATTCACAAATTACGACAAGTCTGAGTTTGATTCCCCTTCAGTTCTTTCAGAGGATAATGCCAAGTTGGATCGCATTATTAGTTCAATGCATCAACTTCAACCATTCCTTGATGCTTCAAACTTTAAGTCGTATGACGAACTTAAGACAAGAATGCAAGAAGTCCTTGGTGGCGATGTTCGTGCTACAGCACCCAACGCGACCAAGACTGCGGAGGATGTGGCAGAGGAGATGGTTGAGAAGAAACCCTCTCTGAAGTCAAAGAAACCTGTTGAACAGGATGTAGATGACGAGTCTGATGCTCTGAGTTATTTTCAGAAGCTTGCAGAAAACTAAGCACATTTTTCTCCATTATCCTATAACAACCCTCCAACTAGGAGGGTTGTTTTTATTTGTAAAAAAATAATGAGGATCTGGTACTTCATTTATATGATCAATTCCTCTTGGTTGGTTCTTTGCGGTATACGATCCCATTTCAGTGTCTTGAAATAATGGTTGTGTTCCCTCAATAAAATCTTCTTCTTGAATTTGTTGGAGATTATCCGCAGCTACCATTTGTTCAATTCTCTCGTAATCTCTTTTAGATTCTTGTCTAGACGCAGATGCAGTTTGAGTTAAAAGTTCATTCAGATTCTGAGTTGTTGATTGATTCATCGTAGAATTATCAATCATTACATTTCCACCCTGAATTGTCGTATTGGTCGTTTTGTCTATTGAGCTCTGTGGCGACATATTTGATATAGTTGACTGCATATTCATAGAAACATTTGAAATATTTTTTAATACTTCATACCTTTCTGCCACTTGGGGATTTCTATCCTTAAGCGGAGATTGGGTGTATGTATATTTTCCTTGGGTTGGTACAGTGAATGTTTCCAATTTCAATGCATTGAAAGGTTTTGGACTTGAAGCATCGGAAAAACTCATATTACTGCGTGCTTCAAACTTGGTTTTTTCATTCTCCCTTTCAAGATAATTGAAATGACTAAT